CCTGTGCCCGGTCTCGCGTTTCGCGTTGACCAGGGGGACTACAGGGTCACATGCCCCAGCGCGTCACACCGCCAGCGCTTCGTCCGGTGCTGCTCAGCGTGGCACTCCTCGCACAAGGCCATCAGGTTACTGCTGTCCAGTGCGATCGCCGGGTCGTTTATGTTCTCAGCTGTCAGGTGGACCTTGTGGTGCACATGCACAGCCGGCACAATCAGCCCCTTACTCAGGCAGATCTGGCACAGCCCGCCATGATCAGCCAGGACAGACGCCCGGCATTTCCGCCAGGCTGTAGAAGTATAGAATCGTTCAATGGTTGGGTCACTGTTCATCGTCTGCACCTCCGCGTCGGCTCATCGGCTCCCACCTCGGCCCGTTATGCTGCGATGAACCGCCCGCTGCCGAGACAGGAGGACGCCCGGCAGCCCCCGCAGCATCAGGCGCAAACAAATAGCACCCAGGTGTCCATCTGCCCGGGTGCTACTTTGCACGGTATCACTATAACACAGGTGCCGAGCATAATCTGCAATATTTGTCGCATGAATTTATTTATCCCAGAACCCTCCAGTATAGAGAATGATAAAATGCAGAGCACATCTCATAAACACATCGACAAAACTATATTTACCTGTCCGCTCGTGCCCGTTTACAATCATTCCGCATACCAAACATAGTACGAAATAAACTATCATTGCTATCTGTTGCCAACTCATTCAATCCCCTCCAGGTACGCCGTCCTCAGTTTGTTCACATGCTGCCGGCTGAGCTCCAGCTGCTCGCCGATCTTTTCATCCGTCCAGCCGAGCGCGTAGTAGTTTCTCACAATTATCCTGAGCCGCCTGTCGACGATCCCGTCCATAATGATCTCGAACGCGTCCACCATCTCCCGCAGCTCCTGGCACTTCAGCTCCAGCTTGTTCAGCACTTCGTCCGTGTCATTCCGCTGCAGCATGGCCGCCTCCGGGTCGTTCGTCCCTCTCGGCATCCCCGTCAGCTGGACCGCTCGCAGAGGCTGCGGGCCGCCGATGAAGCTGTTCAGAAACTTGGATTGTCTTTCCAGCGTCTCGATCTCGATCACGATGTCCCGGTAATTCTCCAGCAGCTCCCGCTTCGTCATCAGGCACCACCTCCGCTGTGTTGTTCTGTCTGGCTTCCTTTCCTCATGTAGTTGTAGTAGTACATCAGCTGGCCGGTGCAATACGTACGCGCCTTCTTCGCGCAGATCTCGTCCATGAATCCCCGGTCACTGGTAAACGGTATCGCCGGGAAGCGAATGCCTCCGACAAAGTCACGCCGGAAGGCCTTCGACCATACCGCGATATTCAGCCTATCCGCCCGGATGTTCCTGACATAGCCCCGGCCCTTCCAGATAAAATCAAATGCGATCATGTCCACCTGATCCGGGAAGGCATCGGCCACTGTCTTAATGTTGTCCAGGACATATTCGTGGATCCACCAGTCGTCATCGTCCAGAAACAGGATCCACTCGCCCTCTGCTGCATCGATGCCGGCGTTCCTGGCGAGGCCGTCCATGCCGAAGTTCGTGGTGATTACCTTGTCAGGAAACCACCCGCGGACAAGCTCCTCTGTCCCATCCGTGCAGGCATCGCACACAATAATCAGTTCAAAGTCCTGATACGTCTGATTATTGATCGAGTTCAGGCACTGCCCGATATATTCCGCGCTGTTGTGTGCCGGCACGATAATCGAAAACATCGGTTTATTCATGCTTCCACCTCTCATTCAGCTGCAGAAGCGCCATGATGTTATCCGTCATCAGCAGCGGGATGGCCTCGGCGATCTTCTCCAGCGGCCAGTCCCACCAGTGCACGTCGTGGATATAGTGAGCCGCATACCTGAACCGGATGAACCTCGCCGGGTTCCCGGCCACAATGGAGAACGGCCTGACGTCCTTCGTCACCACGCTGCCCGCGCCGATCACGGCCCCGTCGCCGATCTTTACCCCGCTCAGGATCTGCACATTGTTCCCGATCCACACGTCGTTCCCGATGGTAACGTCTCCCTTGCTTGGCGTCGGTTTATCATCCATCAGCACGTCGAAGGGATACGTCGTGATCGCGTCCGTCTGGTGCTCACCGCCCAGCAGGATCTGGACGTTCCCGCCGATCGAGCAGAACTTGCCGATCTTCAACCTGGTCGTCTTATCCCACAGCAGCACGATCGGCTCGCCGTAGGTGAAGTCCCCGACCTCGATCAGCTTGTTCTCCCACTTCGCCTGCTGCATGATGCAGGCGTCGCGGAGGTCCTTCAGCTTTTTTAAGTAATCATTCATATGGGCTGTCCCTCCGTTCCCCGTCTTCTTTTCCTGCCTTATATGCTACATCAAAGATAGTCGAGCAGCCTTTGCATTCTGGTTTCAACGGGCATCTCGGATCTCTTCCGGAAGATATCTTTTTATTCCAATCTTCCCATTCAACAATTCCCGTTTCAGACAATCCAACAAACACACAAAACCCAGGTTCCTCTGCTGCAATGCATCCCGATTGAACAGTGTCACGGAATCGACATTCCAAACAACTGTTAGGCATCGGCATATCAATCTGAATCATCTTGCTTCACCGACCTTCCGTAAAACATTTCTGAATTTCATAACAGACGAAATCCTTGTCATCGTCTGTGTCCGTACTACAAGCACCTCTGATGAAGTTGCAGATTGATTTGCAGATTCTTTGTTCACGCTCTTCCTGCTCTTTCAGCAGGGCAAGGGCATCCTCTTTCAGTTTCCTCGCACATCCGTTCCCGTTGTACGGGCAATCATCTACACACGATGTGAACCTGTACCCAGGCGGATTGTTCTGGTCTCTGCAAGTCTCAAGCGCTTCTATTACTTTCTCCCTGTCAGGCATCATCTTCACCTCCCTGAAAATTTGCGCGGGGCCGGAATTGAACCGGCCGGCAGTGGCACGCCCCCTTGGCCCTGAAACAGGAGCGGATTCACCTCCAATAAATTTGAGCCTCAGGCACTGCCCCGTCTGGCCGCGCGCGAGTTAACTGTCTACCAGCTCAACTCTGTCGTTTGCCTTCAGCCAGATCTTCTTCTTGCTGTCGTACAGACTTTCGCAGTCATATCCGGCGGTCCGTTTCCCGTCCTGGACTAAATAGGTCTTGTCGCCGCCCTTCTTCCGCCAGACGTCATCACTGTCCGGCATCGTGAAGAAGTCAGCCATCCCCAGGTTACAGACAAGTCGTGTTTTTGCCATTTTTTTCTCCTCTCTCTCGGCAACCGACGGCAACCAAGAAACCGAGTTTTCTATATAAACTATTTAATAAATCTTTTTTTATACTTTTTTGGTTCCATCGGTTTCCGAAAGGCTGTATATATTGAAAATACTCAATTCCTCCGGAAACCGACCGGAAACCGACCCGGCAACCGACGGCAACCAAGTCACCTCCAGATGGCTGCATAGTTGTCCTTCCGGAAGGCTTTTTGCTTTCCCCACTTGGTCATGATCGGATTCGGGCACTGCACCCAGCCCGGGATGTTCGTGATGATCTGGGTGATCTCTATGCTGTCCTTCCGGGTGGGTTTGCTCTCCGCAGGTTCCTGCAGCGCGTTGTGCCACAGCTCGATCACGCTGACCGTGCTGTTTGCAGGTTTTTTCTGATCTTCCAAATATTGCTCGATCGCGCCGATCCGCCAGTCATCCTCCATTGCGGCCTCCTGGGCTTCCCGTATCGCGTCCAGCACCTCGCGCCTGGCGAACGGCTGCAGCTTCCCTTCCTTATACAGATGCACCGCTTCCGCCCAGCATTGGCGAATGTACTCTTTCACCTCTTTTTCGTTGTCGTACAGTTTGTAGGCGAAGCTCTTGCACTTCACCGGATAGAATCGCCGGTTCCCCGTCTTGTCGGTCAGGAACTGAGGATTGTTCGTGGTCCCTATGAACATGCACCGCCGCGGGATTGTCTGGACGTGTTTCCCGTAGGGCGGCCGGTAGCTGTCTTCCTGGCTTGTGATGTAGGCCTTCACGGCCTCGGCCTCTTTGACCCTTGTCATGGCCATCAGCTCCGCCACCTCGCCGATCCAGACGCCCCGGATGGCCTCGATCCCCTCTTTCCCGCTGATCGTCTTAATCTCCCTGAAGAACTGGTCGTCCAGGTTCAGCCACCGGACAATCGTGCTCTTGCCGGCGCTCTGGCCGCCGATCAGCACGATCATGTCGTCAAACTTGCACCCGGGCTCATAGGCGCGGTGGATCCCGCCGGCGAAGATCAGCCGGGAGCACTCGCGGATATACGCGTTGTCGTCGGCCTTCATCACGTCATGCAGGAAATGCTCCACCCGGGGCTTCCCGTCCCACTGCAGCTCCTCCAGGATCCTGATCAGCGGGTTCACTTTGTTGTCCTTGAAATAGATCGCCAGCGCGTCGGACAGCTTGGCCTGGCTGTACATGCCGTAGTTGCCCTCGAAGTATGCCCGGGCCTCGCTCTCCTGCGCGTCTGTCCATTCCATCCAGCGCTTCCGCGCCCTGTTCCAGTATTCCGGCTTCCCGGTCATCTCGTTCTGTCGGATATTCTTCCCATAGTGGTCGGTAATCAGCTTGTAGAAGTTGTCGATGGTGGCCTTGACCTGGATCGGCCCGCCGGCAGGCAGGATACTGACCTTGCTCTTCCCGCCCTGTTCGGTTTCGTCAAAGTCCGGTACGTTTACCCCGTTCTCCGGGCTTTCCTCCGCCATGCAGCCACCTCCTCCCGAAACTCGTTGATCTTGTCAATCCGGTATTCGTTGTATTGGTTCTCATTATTAAAGTTCAGTAAAAAGGTCCAGTCGTCCGCCGTCAGCTGCTGCACGTCTTCGGCCTTCATGTCTTCCAGCGCCATCATCCGGCGCGTGTCCCGCTGCAGCTGGCCCTCGATCACCCGGATCAGGATGTCGAGGTAGGCGTACACAGCGTTGACGAAGTCGTCCAGGCTTTGCTGCACCCGCTGCTGCCGGCGGTCGTCCATCGGGTTTTCGTGTGGATCCATCAGTCCGAGGTTCAGCGTCTTGTCGATGGCCCTGACGGCCGTCCGGAAGTCGCAGTTCTCGTGCTCCATCACAAAGTCGATGGCTGACCAGCCCCGGCCGCAGCCGAAGCAGTGCCAGCCCTTCGTCCCGCTGTACACTTTCAGGCTGGGCGCCTTCTCCCCGTGAAACGGGCAGCACATAAAGCCCCGCCGCGTCCTGTATCCGTACAGGTCGAGGATCCTGTCCATCGTCACCGTGTCGCGGATCACCTGCCCCGCTGTTTTGACGTTCACAGGTCATCCCTCCCGAAGTAGTTCGCCGGCATCGGCTTCCGCCCGTCCTTGTACAGGTCGTTGAAAGTCTCCAGCGCCGCGCACATCATGTGCCAGCCCAGCGGGTTGTGGTCGATGTCCAGATCTGCGGCCATCCTTCCGACGTCATCGGAGAAGGCCTGCCACTGGCCGTCTGTTTCAAGGATTTGCTCCCGCCATTTCTCGTAGAACCGGAAGACGATCTCGAAGGCCTGCCGTTCTTTTTCGTTCATTTTCTCACCCCCGTGAGGTACTCGATCAGCTGCTTTCCTGTGCTGTGCCAGTCGCAGAACCGGAACATCACGCCGTATTCCCTCTGCATGGTGATCAGCACTTTCCGCAGAGTCTCAGGGTTGAATTTGTGCATAGGCAGCCCGTCCCAGCCTATGGGAGAGCGCCACCAGTCCAGGCGCCCTCCCGGCAGTTTCTCTTCCGTCAGTATGATCAGCCGGATCCCGCAGCGCTGAGCGCGTTCACACTCAGCGCGGAAGCGGTCATGATCCTGGAAACAGCACATTGCGAGCTCCGGCACGCCGTACTTGGTATCGACCGATATGTCGCCCTTGCCGGCGATCTGGTAGTCGCCCACGTTCAGCGCCTGGCGGATGATCTCGATGTTATGCCGCTGGCAATACTTCCGGATGTTCTCATGCTTATAGACCTGCTGGCGGGTGTCTTCATACAGCACCATCAGAACGGCAGCTCCTCGGTGTCCACCTCGACCGGCGTGAATCCAGCGGGAGCAGCTGCAGCCGGCGCGGAGGCCGGAGCGTCACCCATGCGGTCTTCCAGGTCTTTCATCGGCTGGACGATGCCGTTCCGGACGTCATCCGCCACACAGAACTGGCCAATCCGTGTGAATCCGATGCCGTTGTAGGTCCCGTACTGCATATTGATGCCGACGGTCTTCCCTTTGAACTGGCCGATGTGGTCCGTGTCGCCGTCCCAGCGGAATCCCGGGTTGCTGGTCTCGATGGCCCATACCGTGTTATTCAGCTTCTTCAGGTCCCACTCAGGATGCTGCCGGCGTTCATTGTCCGGGTTCGGAATCTGGATCTTATAGTCGCCCTTGTACTTTGCCTCGTACTGCTGGGCGTTGTCCTTGTCGTGGTTGTAGCGCTTCGTGAAGTATCCGGCCTGTTCGCCTTCAATGATCTCCACGCGGAACACGATCCGCTGATCCGGGGCGTCGCCCTCGATCTTCACGTTCTTGATGCCGGCGACATACGCGCCCTTCGGCAGCATGGGGAACCCCTTCGCGGGTGCTTCGCTCTTGAATCCTTTAATCTTTGCCATAGTTAAACAGCCTCCATTTCGTAATATTCTCTGATGGTTTTATCTACAAATGCCAGGTCGTTCGGGATCTTCGCCTCGAACATGTCTTCCGGGCTCTTTGCCGTATCCGTGCCATCGCTCTGGGTGCTGAACCAGTGTTCCGCTCCGTCTGTCCGTGCATGAAGCACAATATCGAAGCACCCTTCCAGCGTCAGCTTCTCGTCCAGCATCTTCCCGATCGTCTTCGCCTTCAGGCGGCCGGTATTGCTGTCCGTCTCCGGATGATGAAGGAAATAGACGATCACATCATCCGGCAGGTCGTTGTTCACCATGTGGATCAGGTTCCGGAAGTTTGCGCCGATGTCCACGTACTTGTCGTAGCCCTTCTCGTTTGCGCGGTCGAAGTACTCGTTGGCCATGATGTACTGGCTGTCGTCGATCACATAGATCTTCTTGTGGTCCTTGCCCTTCCGGCCCGCCAGCACGCCCTGGATCACCACGCTCTGCCGGTAGGTGATCTGCTTGCCGTTCTCTTCCTTCATCATGTTCCGGACCTTGTATGTCGGGAACTGCTTCCGGAACGGCAGCCGGTTCTTCTCGCAGAGGAAGATCCCGACCTTTTCCGGATCCAGATTCTTAATGGCGTAAGTCTTGCCGGAGCCCGACTCGCCGATGATCAGAACAGGAATACCCATTACTTGATCACCACGCTTTCCGTCTCTTCCAGCGCCGCGCCGGGGATCTCATAGCCTTCCTTCAGGGCCTTCTTGATCTCGTCCTTCCGCAGCTCCGGATCACGGAACCGCAGGAACTTCTCCGGATTGTCCAGCGTCTGCAGGAAGCCGATCAGCTTGGCCTCGTCAGCAACGGAAACCTTCGTGCTGTGCGTCTGGTAGACGCTGCACCGTGGCGTCTTCAGCTTCTCGCCGCCCAGCGCCATCAGCAGCCACGCCTTCACGGACGCGATCCTGTTGTCCAGCGCCCGCTTCCGGGCTGTCAGCTTGTCCGCTTCGGCCTTGACGGCTTCCGCTTCGGCGGCCATGTCCTTAATCCACAGCGTCACGCCTTCCAGCTTCCGCTCGCGCTCCATATTAGCTCCGTCAGCTTCTCCG